CGGCACCATCGTCAGCGAAGGGACTGAGCTCGCCAATGTCAGCACATCCATCAACAAACTCACCGACCCCGGCACCAAATCCAGCGACTCCACCGAGCTTGCCAGCGTCAGCACATCCATCAGCATACTGACCGACCCTGGCACCACCGTCAACCCTTCCGCACTCCCCACCAGCGTCAGCGCATCCATCAACAGCGACACCGACCCCGGCACCATCGTCAACGAAGGGACCGAGCTCGCCAGCGTCAGCACATCCATCAACAGGCTAACCGACCCCGGCACCACCGTCAATCCCTCTGCGCTCCCCGCCAACGTCAGCGCATCCATCACCAGTGTCGTCACCGGCACCACCGTCAGCCCCTGCGCCGATCCCGCCAACGTCAAAGTATCCATCGTCAACGATACCGATCCCGGCACCACCGTCAACGATTCTGCCGATCCCGCCAGCGTCAAGGTATTCAACGGTACGGAAATCATCACCCTGATGGTTTCCACTGAAGAGGCTAATGTTAAAGTGCTCACCGTGATCGTCACCGATCCCGGTACTACCGTCAATCCCTCTGCGCTCCCCGCCAACGTCAGCGCATCCATCACCAGGGACACCGTCCCCGGCACCACCGTCAACCCCTCTGCGCTCCCCGCCAACGTCAACGCATTCACCGTGATCGTTGCCGTCCCTGGCACCACCGTCAGCGAAGGGACACTCCCCGCCAGCGTCAACGCATCCATCACCAGCGTCGTCACCGGCACCACTGTCAACGATTCAGCACTCCCCGCCAGCGTCAACGTATCTAGCGAAATCGTCTGCGCTCCCCCCGCCGTCTTCTTCCCCCGCCGAACCCGATAATCAAACGGCCGCCGGTAAACGTGTCTGGCCATCTATCTCCCTGTCATTGCGAGGAGCAAAGCGACGAAGCAATCTCCCGCCTACCCCCCAACCTCCTCAAAATAAACCGTCCCACTCATCGTCAGCGCATCCCCTGGAGCCGTCTGCAACTCAATCACCAACCGCCCGCTGGGCGAGATCACCGGCCTGCACTCCGGCGTCGGCATCCACAGCCACCCGTTCAGCACATTGAAACAAGCCGCGTGAATCTTTGTCCCCTCCGTGCCTCCCGAAGTATTGTTTGCCTCCACCGTCCCCCCAAACGCCGCGTCCCCTACCTCCAGCGGACTCGCTGTTACACTCGACCCACCCGACCCACTCGCGCTGGCCCGATGGATCAGAATATTCAACATCTCGCTGTCCGTATCGCTCGACTGCGAGATCTCGCACCCATGCACCACCACACTCGCATCGCTCGGCGCATTGATCTCAAACAAATCCTGCGCCGCCGATACACTCACCTCCTCAAACACCGCCGAATACATCCTGCCCATATTCGCTCCTTTCTCAATTCATTCGTTTTAATTCGTTCCTTTCCCAATTCGTTCGTTTTAATTCGTTCTTTTCCCAATTCGTTCTTTTCCCAATTCGTTGTTGTCTTCACATCCTAACCAACGGCGACCGCCAATCCCGATGCACCCGCCCCGGCACTGGCGGAAACCCCAGAGAATAATCAATGTCCAATTTGGCCGCCAAACTGGAACTCGCATCGTATGCCTTGAATCGCAAGGTGATCCCTGTCAGAGAATCCAGAATCAGAACCAAATCATCGGACGCAAAACCGCTCCGACTGACAACCTCTTGCACCGGATCAGTCACCGTGATCGAATACCAGCCCGTGCCCACACTAGAAGCACTCTTGCTGGCCTTGGCCGTGGTCCGCGACCGGCTGCTAATGTTCTCACTGTCAGTCGTGAACGTTCCCGGATCATCCTCGTCCTCACCGTAAATATCCAACTCGACATCATCATAATCTGTATCTGGAATCGAGAGCTGCACGGTGCCCACATCAACAATAGCCCCCTGCGGCACAGTGACACTATTCCAACGCAATCCACCCCACTGATCCGAATCCGTCAACGAGATATTGACACTCGTCAAATCCATATCGCCATTGCTAACCTCGTCCGCATCATCCGACGAAGCCCCCACCTGCAAATTGAGCGTGGTCATAGAGCCGCAACCCCCGTTGGCACCTCGGCCCCGATCAGATCCGCCACCCCGGGTGCCGCCCGCAAACCCAGCGGATCCGTGTCCTCAGTCACAATGCTCTGATCCCGATTGTCCACTCGTCGCTTCATGTCAACCCGCGCCACATAGCGCCGGATATTAGCCACAATCTCCGCCGCCACGTCGTTGGCCTGCTCCTCATAAGCCTTCGGCTCCAGGATCTCCCCATTCGGCCCCTCAGCCCCCACATACTCCCGGTGGGTACGGCGGATCTGCATCACAAAATCGTTGCGATGGACGATCTTGCCGCCGTCCAGGAAGGCCACATCCACATAGAGCCGGTGGCTGCCCTTGACGGTCTCAATCTTGGTGATCTTGAACTTCATCGCTCGTAGGCCCCCACGTCGGCCGCTGTGCCTTGCGGCCTGCCCACACCATCCAAATCATACGGCGGGTATCCATCACCCCCCGCGTCAATCGCTGGGCTGTCTTCGACAAGATGATAATCACCTCTGGCAGGCTCCACAAATCTCAAATTCTCCACCGTATAGCCAGCCTCTTTAGTCAGATTGTGATAAAAATTCGCATCTGGTGAACCGCCTTGGGCAATAGAGTCGCCCTCTGTGTCTATAATGATGTTGTTGAAAGCCTCATTCCCCCTACATTCGCTACATCGGAAAGCCACCCCGTACCTTCCTGCGCCAATGATTGTGTTATTGTAAACCATGTTGTTGTCAGACCAGGCCAGAATAGCATCAACGTATCCCCCAGAACCCCCGCCAGTCTCAACCAGCAGATTGTTGTAAATCCTGGCCGAAAACGGGCTGTTGTTCATCAAGATACCACACCCGCCACTACCCACAATGACATTGTTATAGACTTCAGCCTTGGTGCCTTCGCTGATGGCAAGAGCGGCGTTTGCACCATCGGTCACAGCGTCACGGATCACATTGTCATGTATAATGCAATCTTCAACTATGCCAGTGACCTTGAGCGCCCGACCGCCATTGTTCTCGAAAAGGTTGTGATCTACCTCCACTCGCCGTGATATAAACTCACCCGGATGCTCATGATACCCAGAGACACCCAAATAAAACGCATTCGGCGAATCGTGCATGTAGCAATGGTGGATGCGTATGTCGGTCATTTCAAAGTCCGGGTCAAGCGTATCCTTGACGCTCAGTCGAGCGCCATCCATCTCAATGTGATCCACTTCAATGTGATGGGAATGACCGTAGATCTTTACGGGGCTCCTGAAATAAAAACCATACTCCGCGCCCGGCGCACCTGTCCCCGTCAGGCGAATATGTGAGCAATCCCTGCAAAGATAGAACTCCTGATTAGGATCCCACCCTCTCACCTGGCCGCCATCGTTTCGAATGGTGATCGGCTTCTCTGCCGTGCCCTGCAAGTCCCGAAATGCGATCTTGGTATAATTACCTGCTTCCAGGCAGATGACAGCACCAGGCGACACCCCACCGCCATCATATTGAACAGATCCAGGATTCAGCACAATGGTACATTCGCCACCCATCGGACCCCCGGTCGCCGTCGGCACCGGTGTCATCGTCGCCGTCGCCGAAGGCTCCACAACGACCGTTGGCGTCGGTGTCATCGTCGCTGTCGGCATCGGTATCTCTGTCGCTGTCGGCATAGGTGTCGGAGTCGTGGCCACCCGGATCTTCATCGCCACCCCATCACCCAGATCAAGCCAGCCACTCTCCCAATAAGCAGAGCCAATCATAGGAGAGACACGCCGAGAAGCAATACCCACCCCCACCCCAATCGCCACAAACGCCACCAGCGCCATGGCCACCAACACAACCCTGCTTTTAGAACTCACAATCATCGTTCCACCTCTCACGTTTCATCCGCACTCACATCGTCACTATACCCATCCACCCGCGTCACAAACCGCGTCCCCGTCGCCGTCGCCGAGGTCCCATGCCGCTGCCGCCATTCCTTCGCCAGCGCCTCAAACCGCTCCGCCGTCTGGCTCAACTGCTCCTTCCGAGGCCCCACTGCAATATCCACATACCCCGCCCACGCCGCCGCCAGCGCCTCAAACGACGCCGCCACTGCCCGCTCCCAGCTCCCCTCCGCCGTGATCAGCCCATCCAACTCCTCATCCGAGAAATTACCCGAGCTCGGCAGCGGCCCACTATCCTCCACCGTATCCCGCACATAAAACCGCACCTTATCCCGATCCGTCGTTAGATCCGCCCGATACGTAAACCCCATCCATCACCCCTGTCATTGCGAGGAGCGCAGCGACGAAGCAATCTCACACCCTCGACAAATCCTCATACACAATCGTCGCCACCACCCCATCGTCATTGTTCGCCTGCGCAATCGTCACCGTAATCCGATCATCGCACACCACCGGCGCCCCCTGATTCGTAATGTCACTGCCATCCGCCCCATCGTCCGCCTGCCACATCGGATAAAACCACCCATCCGTGGCCGCATTGCTCACCGTCAGGATCGCCAGCGCCGGACTCATCGCCCCCGCCACCGTCACATCCGTCGTCCCCGCCGGTGGACTATCCGTGTAAGCCAGATAAATCGCCCGGATAATCCCATTGATCACCACCGTCGAAGTCGTGTTGGCTGTGGCCACCCCTGCCCCACCCGTCGCCCCTGTCACCGTAATCGTCTCACGCCGAATCATATCGCCTCCTCATCCGCTAATCCGCTCCCCAATCGTTCATTCGTTAATTCGTTCCCTATTCGTTGGCCAATCCGTTCAATCCGTTCCCCGAATCCGTTGACAGCCCTGCCTCCTCCGCAATCAATGCCAACCCCGCCGCCTCAATCAGCTTCTGCGCCGTCACCCTTCCCACCCCCGCCAGCGCCGTCAACGCCGTCACACTCGCCCCGGCCACCGCCTCCATTGTATGGAACCCCAACCCATGCAACGCCATCGCCATCCCCTCATCCACCCCCTCAATCCCCAACAGTTCATCTCCCAATCCGTTCAATCCGCTCCCCGAATCCGCTGACAGCCCCACCTCCTCAATCACCCCCTCCGCCAACAACTGCTCCCTCAACTTCGGAGGCAACTCATCATCCCCAATCCGCGCCCCCGCCTTCTTCACCACCCCCACCGACATCGCCCGAATATCCACCTTCGCTACATAACCCATCGATCCACCTCCCGATAAACCCGAAACGCCAGCGTATCCTCCGTCACCCGATCAGGCCGCCGCAACTTCAACCGCATCTTAGCCACCCAAAACGCCCGCTGCAACTCCATCCCCAGCCCCAGCATCCACCGCACATACAACCCCAGCAGATCCGCCCCATCCACCCGCCCCGCCCGGGCATAATTCTCCCCCGCCCCACCGATCACCGCCCGCGCCCCCCCGTCCAACAGCGCCTCCAACATCGGACTCTCCGGCAGATGGCAATTGGCCACGAAAACCACCGCCCCGCCCAGATCCATCGCCCGCACCTGCTTGGCGCTCACCGCCGTCAGCCAATCGTCCCCATACCAAAACGGCTGCCCCGGCAACCCATGCAATTTGAAATACAGGAACTCCCGACCATGAAACAGCGAGACATCCAGCGTCTCCAGCGAGGCAGGCGGCGAAAGCAACGGTTCCACCCCCGCCGCCCGCCTCACACTCCGCTCATAACTAGCCGCACAGTAAGCAAAACTCCGCATCCGCTAATCCGTCATTCCGAGTGAGCGCAGCGACATCTTCGTCATTGCGAGGAGCGCAGCGACGAAGCAATCTCCAACTAACTGTTATCGTAATTCGCCAGACAGTTCCAATCGCTCCCGTTCCAGATCAACATCAACGTATCGCTCGCCCCCAGCGCCACGTTCGCCTTACATTCCACATTCGCCCCCGTCCCGTCTATAGTGATAGCGTCCGCAGCGTTCCCGTTTCTCAAAATCAGCACATCGCCCGTCTCACCCCCATCCGCAATGCACGTGGTTGTATCACACGTGATCGCCTCCGTCGAGGTGATGACCTGATACGTCCCCGTCGGCGTGATCGTCTCATCAGCCCCGATCGCCAGCGTAGTTTGCGCCGAAAAGTTGAGCCACGTCCCGACATCAACCGTTGACCCTGCATTGAGATCATCACCCTCAATATCCCCGCTCGTGTCCAGATTCGCCGACCCAAAGTCCCATTCACCGTTCGGGCTATTGCTGATCGTCTCGCTGTTCTGGCCCACGATATCATTGGTAAAAGTCCCCGCGCTCAGATCCAGACCATAGGTCCAGGTATCCGCCTCAGTGTAGATCACCCTCGAAGTGGTGATGGTCCCAGAGTTATCCAGGTCAGCCATAAAGTTGGCCCCAGCCGTGATCACATCATTGGAACCATCCGTTTCTACCCTGGAATAGATCCCATACCCCTCCGGGATGGTCGCCGTAGTCTTGGCCACCACTTTCCCCATGATCCCGATGCCGGTTGCGTTGCCTGTGCCCACCACAGCTTTAAAGGTAGATTTTCCCTCGATACCATAGATAGTCCGTGTCGTGGGCATCGTCGCCGTGACCTGCGTGTTGGCAAACAGCGCCTGAAAATCCGATGAGGACCCCCAGCCAGTGATATTGTATGCGCTGTGCCATCCATTGCCCCGCCCCAATGCGCTCACGTCAGAGATGTCAGCCCAATTGTCTGTCCCATCATACGAGCGCATCTGACCGTAGACATAGATGTTGTCCGTGATCGCATCGCCCAGCGTCGTGTTTCCGCTGAAGGTCCCCGCTCCCGTCTGCGTCACCGCCCCCCCATCCGCCACCCGCCACACCACCGTCCCATCGTCTCGCAGCTCAATGATGTCCCCCGTGGAGGTCTGATCCACCACCAGCAGATCGGTCTCATCTCCCGTCACATCCAGGCCCGAGAAATGTGTCACCCCTAGCGCCACAATCTCATCATCCTCTGGCGCACACGCCCATACCGCCAACAGCGCCAGGATCAGCACCAACCCCAACCCAACAACCGCCAACCCCCACCGCTGTCGTTCATTCATCTTCATCATCTTACCTCCTTACTGCATAGGGGCAGGGCTCGCCCCTGCCCCACTTCAGTCCCTGTCATTGCGAGGAGCGCAGCGACGAAGCAATCTCCGCCTCACCCTCATCAACTCGGGTTATTCCCGTACACCCATCGCCAATCGCTCCAGCCATAGCTGTACCGCATATACCCTCGGAACCTGGCCTCCAAGCGGAAATCGCTGGTCGGATCCATCTCGAACTCCAACGGTATCCGATCGAACCAGTTCAGATACAGCTTCGCCAGCCCGCTATCAACCAGCCACCACGCGTTGGCGTCCGTCAGATAGTCCCACACGATCACCTTCCGCAGCTTGCTGCGCACAAAGTTGGCGTGATAATCGGCCGTGTCCGGCTTGTTCATCGTCTCAAAGATCGCCCAGGCCGATTCCTCCAGTTCTGGCGGCACCACCAACGCATCTGGATTCACTTGCACCAGCTCGCCCCGGTCGTCCGGATACTCCCGCATCAGCCGCCGCACCGTCACCACGTTATCATAAGACAGCGCATAGGTCCCATAGTTGTCGTGCGTGTCGCCGCTGTGTTCCGGCGAGAGCGGGTGAGAATCGTTGCACAGACTCACCCCATCGCCCCCGGTATAGCTGCTCGAGAAGGCGTTGTTGAACACGCTCGCTGCGTGCTTTTCCCGCGTTCTCATCGCCGTCAACGCCAACTGCCGCGGCCGCTTGCTGATGATGTTGTACTGGTCATCGTCCACCAGCTTCCGCTCCACCTTAAAGCCCTTCACATACTCCACGTGGGTATAGGTCGTCTTGTAGAGCTGATCAAAGTCGTCGTACTCAATCGCCCCCTCGTACTCCTCCCAATCGCTCATCCCACCCACACCCAGATCGTGCTCCTGAGGCTTGTCCGAACCGACCACATTGAACAGCATCGGGATCCGACTGGCCTCCGCCAGCGCGTCCCGCTGCACCTCAAAGATCGCCCTCAGCCCAGGCTCCAACAATTCAGTCCACATCTCCGAAATAGCCATCATTACCTCCTACGTAACGCATTATTCTACTCCGTCATTGCGAGGAGCGCAGCGACGAAGCAATCTCCTAAGCATTCCCAAACGTAGTGTCCGAAAACACCACATAGGCCAGCACGTTCCCATCGTCGTCGGTGCCCGAATCCACCAGGGTCATAGACCCGTTGCTGATGTCGTCAGCATCAATGGTGTTCTCATCCGCCACGTCAATGGTCTTCGTGTACCCCACCTTAGCCGTGGTAGATGAGGCATCCATGCTACACCGCCACACCTGATTCCGGGTGATGATCGCGCAATACAACTCATCATCGTTACTCACCGCGTCGGTCTTCGTCTCCTGCACGATCACACTCACCTCATCAATGCTGCCCGACACCTTGTCCGCCCGGCCGTTGGAATCAATCAGGCACAGATCCCCGGCCACATAGCCACTGGCATCCGCCACCATCGCGAAATCCCGGATCACCGGCGTCGCATTGCTGCCATCCAACATATACGCAAACTCAAACCCTCGACTAGCCATCATACCTCCTTCATCATATCGTCATTCCGAGTGAGCGAAGCGAATCGAGGAATCTCACCCTCCACTTCGTCATCCCGAGCGAAGCCGAGGAATCTCATTCCCCCTTCTTCTTCGCCTTCTGATACTGCTCATCCGTCAAACCCATTTTCCGCGCTATCGCCCTTTCCTCTTCGGAAAGCTCCGGAGCCCGCTCACCTGGACCCTGGCCACCGCCCGCACCTCCGTCCAGGCCCGGCGCTCGCCGCTTATCGCTCATCGGCAACCGCCCCGCCTCCACCAGCGCCTTGACCGCATCCTCCACCCCGGTCACCTGGCCATCCTCGCCGATCTCCACCCCGCTCAGATCTGCCAGCGCGAACGCATCCTCTGGATGCGCCGCCCCCGCCTGAGCCGCCGCCGCCACAAAGGCCGCCTTGATCAGCCGATCGTTGGCCTCCACCAGGGCTTGATCTCGTTCCGCTTCCAGGTCCGCCGCCCGTTTCTGCGCCTTCTCCAACTCTGACATCTGCTCAGCCTTCAGAGCATCCAACTCATCCTTGGCCTTCTTCAGATCGTCATAGTCACCGTACTTCTGGCGCTCCCGAGCCAACCGCTCCTGTATGATGCGATCCAATTCCGCCTGCGTAAAAACGCGCGTCTCCTCCCCACCAGACTGTTCACCGCCGCCCGTCGCGTTAGTTCCACTGTCCACTACCTGAGTACCACTACTCATCTCCTGTGTACCACTGTCCACTGCCTGAGTATTGCTATCCGTTCCCATCTCTAACACCTCCACATTTTAACCGTATGCGTTACGTAATTTTTCCGCACTTCCGCTATTCCGCGCTCCCGATTTTATACCAACACACCAGAATAATCCGGCGCTTCACTAACCACCATCACCGCCTCCGCCGGAGCATCGCAAAACGAACACCCCTTCACATCCGCATCCGTCTCCGAGCGCACCTGCCACTGCGTCCCACACACCTGACAGATCGCCACCCGCCCCGTCACCGCCGGAGCCTCATCCTCCGCCCCACACATCCTCTCAGAACACCTCGCCATTTCCGCGCCTTCCGCTATTCCGCCTTTCCGCGTTCCTACCGTCCACTCCGAGCCCCCGCCGGATGAATCTCCATCCTCACCCGCGCCTTCCACATCCTCAACTCCTCCCGCAGCCGCTTCACCTCATCCGTATCCGCCGCCCTCACCCGCACATCCGGCATCGCCCCCAAATCCGCCAACTTCCGCTTGATCTCATCCACCTGCCCCTGAGCCTCCGCCCTGGCCGCCAACTCCGCCTGCGCCGCCTCCTCCATCTCCCGCGTCAGATCATCCCCCACATCCTCTGCCCGGATCAATACCTGCGACGTCCTACAATACCAATGAAACGGTGGATCCCTCATCTTGTCCGCAAACCGTGGCGTCCCCGTCAGAACAAAATCCTCTTCCATCCCCACTATCTGACCGTGGGCACGCAGACAACAGTCCGTTGTCCGCTCATCAATCGCCGCCACCGCCTGCCGCCTGAAATCAATCCCCGTCCGTTCCGCTGCCCGCCCCACCCCCAACACCCGGCTCATCACCGCCGTAACCACCAACCACCGCGCCGCCTCTTGCACCACCTGCCCCGGATATAGAATCCCCACCCGAGTATCATCCCCCAACACCAGCGCCGCCGGGCCCTCCCCCGCCACAATCGCCCGCGTCCTCACAATTTGCCCATCTACCACCGTCAGCACCGCATCCCTGGCCCCCACAACGATCTCCGGCGACACCACCGGCACATACTCCACCCCATAGGCTTCCAACTCCGCCCCCGCCTGCTCCTCCCCAATCGTCACCGCCTGCCGCAACGCCTCATTGACCCCCGCCTCCACGTCCCGCCGCAAAGCAGCCAACACCTCATTCACCTCCAGCGGCAACGCCAACCCACCATTTCGATACACATCCCGCAACGCCCGATGCGCCACTCGATATGCCGCCAGGACCACCCCCCGAGGATGCTCCTCCGTCCCCAACCGCCCAAACAACCGCCGCAACCGCCGCGTCGTATATTCCGCCGCCCTAACCGCCGCCAAATGCCCGTCAACCATCCGCTAATCCTGCCAATCCGTCATTCCGAGCGACCGAAGGGAGTCGAGGAATCTCTAATCTCCAATCTCTAATCTCCACTCTCCCCCACCCCCAACCCCCGCCGCGCCAAATCCATCATCGCCTGCCGCCCCTGAACCTCATCCGACCCCTTCATCTTCTCCACCTGCTCTGGCCCATACCCCGCCTCTAGCCAAATCTGCTCCTGCGGCACCCCCAATTTCTCCCGCTTCACCGCCAACGCTTCCAAATGCTCCTTCTCATTCCGCGTCTCCGCATCCGCCCACAGCGTCTCAACCGTTTGCTCCTCATCCAGCTCCGGACCCTCCCCAAACGTATTCCAGATCCGCCGGGCCACCTGGATCGCATCCTCCCATGCGTTCCCAAAGCTCACATGCCGGTCCTTCGCTTTCGCCACCAACCCCGCCTCTTCCTGCTTCAGCGTCCCCTCCGCTGCCCGCTGCCGCGAGATCTGAAAATACGAGATCGGCGTCCGCGTCACCTTCGCAATCCGCAACTCAAACGAATCCACCAACCGGATCATCGGATCCAGGTCCTCGCCCGGGAAAAACCCCACTGCTGCCCCGTTATCCCCCCCTGGCGGCCGCTTCGTGTAAACCCACGTCCCCGCTGACAATTCCAGCGAACTGGGATCGTCCCCGATCATCCAATAAATCCGAAAAGCTGTCGTATCCGCCGCCGCCAACAAATCAATGATGCTCTTATTCAACGCATTCTGTAGCGGCACCACATTCCGCAACTCCGATTGCCCGTAATTGTACCCCTCGTCCTTATTGCGAAAATGCACCACCGGCACCCCCAGCGGCTCTCCTCCCTCTGCCCCATCCCGCGTCCACCACAGCGGCCAGCCCTCATCCCCCTCCTCATACCGCTGCCAATTCCCCTCAAATTCATCCTCCCGGCTCACATACTTCTCAATCCGATTCGGATGATACAAATTCAACCGCCGCACCTTGCCCGCATCCGGACCCTGCTCCACCCGCCACCGCTTCGATGCAAACAGCGGCACCCGCCGCCGCTCCGGATCGTAATGAATTTTTACCCCCTCCGTCCCATCGTACCCCAGCTCATACGAGAACCGCAGCCGCTCCTCCTCGTTGTCCCACTCCACCATCACATACGCATCCCCATCCCGCACCGCCGCCAGATGCACTATCCCTTGCACCCCATCCATCCGCGCCTGCTTCCACCAATCCCATATTATTTGAGATTGCCCCCCCGCCTCAAATCCCGTCACCTCCAACCGCTCCGCCAGCGCATCCACCACAATCTGGCAATAATTCGCGTTAAACTCCTCCCCCATCTTGATCTGCAAATACCGCCGCTGCCGCTTCGACAACTGCGTATCGTGATCCCCATCGTAATACTCCCGATACGTCCGATACCGCCTCTGCCGCGTCGTATCCTCCGCCGCCAACCAATCCAAAAACGACGCCTGGACCTTATCCACCGTCTCCCGAGCTGGCACCACACTCGTCGCATAAGTCGTCATAATCCGCTCAATCCGTTCAATCCGTTCCCTGAATCCGTTGACAGCTCACGCATACGCCACCACCCCCGGAGGCCCATACTCCTCTTGCGCCAGCATCTGCACCGCCCCACTCACTCCATCCACCTGGTCATCAAACGTCCCCCTCGGAAACTGAATCGCTTCTGCCAAAAACGCATCGTTCCACAGCCCCCGCACCATATATACCAATCCATCCTGGATCCGGCTTGACCACACATTGGCCCGCACTTCCTTATTCCCCACCTCCTTCGGATTCACCCCCACCACCGACCGCGTCGCCAGCGCCCGGTCCCGTTGCAACTCCTGAAAATACCCCGCTTGCTGCCCCGCCACCTCAATCCCCTGCACCACATGCATCGGATCCGCCAACATCACCTCCACCATCTGAGGCCGAGCATCCGCCCACGGCCCCGGCATCCGCGCGATATGCCGGATATAGATCCGCCCGTCTTTCCCGCGCCCCACCCGTCCCCCAACAATCCAATCCGCCCCCTCCCGGCCGCTCACCGCCAGATCCCAATACCGCACCTCCGTCAAATCCTCTGGCAGCTCCTCCTCATTAATAAGAATAATGTCATACGCCTTAATCAACGCCCCCTCAATCCGCTGTGGCCGCTGCTGATACAACGCCTCCCACTCATAAGCCCCGATATTCGCCCGGATCCGTTCCAGTGCCCCAATCGGATACTGCTCCGGCCACAACGCCTCCCCCGCCTCCCTCCCCAACACATCATCCCCATCATTCCGAACACCTATTCCGTCATTCCGAGCGACCATACCAAATCCGTCATTCCGAGCGACCAAAGGGAGTCGAGGAATCTCCAATCCGTTCCCTTCCGCGCCTTCCGCCTCTCCGCCATTCCGCGATTCCGCCATCGCCCGCAAGCACAACACCTCCCACCAATCCGCCCCCAGGTCCTCCACCATCCGCTTCAACAACCGCCCCGCCAGATCATCATGATGCCACCTCGTTTGGATCAGCACCATCGCCGCTCCCTCCTCCAGACGAGTGTAGGCCGTGCTCGTATACCACTCCCAGATCCCATCCCGGATCGCCTTGCTCTCCGCCTCCTTGCGATCCTTGTGAGGATCATCAATAATAAAAAGGTGGGCTCCCTTACCCGTGATCCCACCCCCAACACCCGAGGCCGCCATCCCCCCGTGATGCCCCGCCAGATTCCAATCCTCCACCGACCGGCTGTCCTCAGCGAGCTGCACCACCTGCGGTATTCCGGCTTTATCCCCAAACACCGCCCGATACCGCTGATCCGCCATCAAATTCCGTGCCCGCCTCGAGAACCCAAACGCCAAACTGGCATTATAACTGGCCATAATCACCCGCCGATCCGGATGCCGCCCCAGAAACCAAGGCGGAAACAACACACTCGCCGTCGTGCTCTTCCAATGCCTCGGCGGCATAAACACCATCAACCGCCCAATCCCCTCCGCCCCCCCTGTCGCCACAAACCGCTCCACCTGCCCCAGCGCCTCACACAACACCTCCAGATGCCGCGCCCCTGGCCACCCTCGATAAACATACCCCGCAAATTCCCCAAACTCCCGCCGCGCCAACTCCCTCCGCGCCAACTCCGCCCGCGCCTCATCTACTCCAACACCCATACCGCCACCACCGGCCCCGGATACATCACCCCACAAGATACATGTTGTCTAAAAAACTCCTCCGGAAAGTCCACCACGACCCGATACCTCGCCTCCTCCAACCAGATCGTATCAGCCTCAACCACCGGCTCTTCCAATACCCGAACCGCCAACTCCAACGCCTCCGGCTCCGATTCCAACGCCCAATAATGCTGAATCCCATCACGGATCCCCAATCGAAACCAACCCGCCGACGTCAAATAACCCGTGTCTGTAACCCGAACCTCCAAAAACCGGCCACAATCAGGCACAAAGACCAGCAACGTCTTCCCCGCCCACTGAGGCCAATACGGGACATCCCATTCATACAGACACTCACCGTTCCTGTCCTTCCTGCAATCGTTCACCGCAACAGTGGGAGCCGCCAGATCCAACCGCTCCCCATTCCGCATCACATCCCCATTCTGAAACGCCGGAGGCCCATAAGACGTCGCCAACCCAATCAAATCAGGCGGACGAACCGGAAAGGCCACCCCCAGGCTGAGAAACAACGCCATCAAAAGCTCAGGCATACAGTACCCACGTCATTCCGAGCGACCGAAGGGAGTCGAGGAATCTCACCCTCACGTTTTACTCTTCACCCCCGGCACCCCCGCCAATGCCCGCAACTCCTCCGCATCCATCTCCGCCAAATCATCCGGCATCGCCGCCGCCAAATCCATCCGCTGCCGAGGCAGATAATCTCCCAACATCTCCAACGCCAATTTCCGATCCGAATGAGCCCTCGGATCCGACCTGCACGCCGACTTGATCAGCGCCGCATAAATCTCCGCCCGCGCCTTACTCAACGCATTGATCGCCAACTGAGCAATCCGCACCTCCATCGCCGGATTCTCCACCTTCCAATCCCGGATCACCCGATCGCTCGTCAGCCCCAGCACCTCCACTGCCAACTCATGCTGCGTCTTCGGCCACCTCGACTCCTTTGGCTGTGCTGCCCATACCAAATACACCGCCTGTCGCCACGGCCATCCCTCCGCCCGCAACGCCCAATAATCCTCCAGCCACGGAGCCGCGCCCTCACTCGCCTCAAAAACCTTCCGCGCCGCCTCACTCCGCAACTGCGCCTCATCCAGCGGATTCACCACCCCCTCCATCCCCGGCAGCGCCTCAATATCCAATTCCCCCTCAACCTCTTTCCAATCTACCATTTCCCGTCATTCCCAGTGAGCATAGCGAATCAATCGAGGAATCTCCAATCCGTTCAATCCGTTCCCTGAATCCGTTGACAGCTCATGCGCTCGGAGCTGGGTCAGAGAGAGTGGCGGGACCGTGGGGGGATACCACGGTGGGAACCCCCTCCGACACCAGCTCCCAGCGCACGAGCCAAATCCGTCATTCCATAATCCGTCATTCCGAGCGAAGCCGAGGAATCTCCTCCGTTAATCCGTCATTCCGAGCAAAGTCGAGGAATCACAATCCCAACTCCCGCTTAATCAACGCCATCCCCAACCCCGCCACTGCCAACATCACCCACTTAATCAACGCCCGAATCCCCTTCACCTGCTCTTTGAGCAGAATCATCTCATCATCCAACTTCTCCACCCGGATCTTCATCACCTTAAACTGATCCGCCTGGATCGCACTCTCAGCCAATTTCTCAACAGCACGAAATAACTCATCAAGACGCCGATCAATCTCCCGGAACCGCGCCTCCATCAACTCCTTCAAACTAATTTCCGACATACCCAATACCCAATATCCAATCCCTAACTTGTGGTGAGCATAGTCGAACCATACCCACTACCCAATAAGGCCCAGCTCAGCCGACAAAGCCATGATGAAAGTCGGATGTCAGCCAACTGAACTGGGCCGCCCGCATCGTCCCTGTCAAGCGCTCCTGTTGGCCCAACTATCCCCGACCTTATAGAGCCCCGTCGCTGCCATCCCGACCACGAGACCACTGATCACGGCCACAACCCAAGGCTCAATGAAAGGATACATAGCCATGAGCTGCTTAGCCACACCGGCCAGCACTCCCAGGCCGATGGCCACCAGAGGACACCACTCAGAAGGGACCCCCAGGCTCTTGACATACTCCACCAGCCCAATGATGATCAAAATAGCTGGTACACCTGCCAGAACCAAATCAGGCACCTGATCCACCTAACTCACCTCCTTTCCGCCAATACCTAATACCTAATACCCAATACCAAATATCCACTACCCAACAAAAAAGGGCGACCACTCTCGTGATCGCCCCGGGACTCCTCAGCGCCTCTGTCGGGCAAACCCTACTGCACCCTCACCGGCTCACTCGGAGCCGGTCCTTTGATAAACCGCAGCTTGCCCTGCAACACCTCCAACTCTATAATAGCGTATCCGTGCTCTACTGCCTCAGCCAACTTCTCATCAATCTGCTGGATAATAGCTGGCGTCAGCACCTTCAACGATGACAAAAACTCACTGGCCTCAACAATCGTCGTCATCAGCACAGCCCTCACCTTCCACGCAACACGCCTCACATTTTACGCTCCACATTTTACGCGCCACATTTCACCCCTCACATCCCATTTTACCACAAATGTCCCCCCTTGTCAACACTTTGTCACCACCAATTTGTCATTGCGAGGAGCGCAGCGACGAAGCAATCTCCCACCGCCTCCGCCTTTTGCACCGCCGCCCCCGACAAACCCACACCCCCTCCTCCACCTCCACCGCCCCCTCACATCCCAACTCCACACACCGCCGAAACCACCGCCTCCTCCGCCGCCCTGCCTTCCGATGCTCCTTACAATACACCGCCTGCGGATGCCCTGGCCAAAACCACGTCTCCCCCTCCTCCATCGTCCCTTCCGCCACCCGCGCCAGGCACTCCCGGCACTGCCGCCGCTCCGCATCAATCCGCCCCAACGGCACCGCCTCCTCATTCAACAACGCCGCCACCTCGACCACCCACTCCCGCTTCGGCTGCGGATCCGTCGCCCGATACATCTCCAACTGCTCCACAAACCGCCCCGAAGGCTGCCGCCAACCCCACTCCCCCTCCAACATCCGCACATACTTCCCATTGGAACCATATCCCAACACCGCCTCCAGATCCCGCGCCGTCAAATTCAACGACACCCGAAACACCCGCAGCTCCTCCGCAAAAGCCCGGATCTTCTCCTCTGACCACCTCTCAACTGGAGGTCTCCCACACTCCCCCGGCCTCCACCGACCCATCCCAACCCCCAATCCGCTCATTCCCTCATTCGTTAATCCGTTCCCATTCGTTGACCACCGTTGACAACTCCACAGAATCTCCCCCAAATCCCGCAGAGCCCTTTTTCCCCCTGTTTGTACCTATTTCTACCGCTCCCAGCCGCGTCAAAATCCCCTACTAGTACCCAAGTCCACCAACCCCCTTTTACCTCCCAGAAAGCCTCTCACAATTTACTTCCTTTATGTGCGCTTCTCAGAAGCAAAATCACCTCCAGCATATTCATAGGTTGCTGGATCATGCTGCGCTTCAATCTCGTCGGGGACATTATCATGGGACGGAACCCCCATAAGTTCTTTACGGAACTGCTTCAAGACCCCATTCAAAAATCCAGCACAGTATTGACATCCATATGGTGTTATTTCCGTTCCACAATCAGCACAACGTTGCAAAGGGACATTGTTATTATTTGCAAACACCCTTTCCTCCTTGCTTCCTACAAGACACCCGTTCTAGGAAGCAAATTACCTTATTCCCCTTCCGTTCTCCGCTCAGTCCGTTCCCCAAATCCGCCTGTCCTGAGCCCTGTCGAAGGGTTGACAGCCCCCAACCCCACACACCACAAACACACCACCCTCTTCCTCGGCCGCCGATACACCCCCTCCTCCCCGCCCCCTCCCACCGGCCTCCCACAAACCGCACACCGCCCCGGGATCGCATCCTCAAACACCGACCCCCACCGCAACACCCCTTTCTTCATCCTCAACCGCCTCCAACAACTCCACCATCAACCTTCGGTAAGGCTCCGGGATTTCGATCCGCTCCAGCAGCACCTCATTCTTGGACAGCACCTGGAACATCACCTCCGCCTCCCCCAAAGCTTGCATCGCAAACCCGTTTGCACCCAAGCTCTCCGCCATCGCCTGAAACGCCGTCCCCGCCACCGTCGCTCCCAATTCCAATAGTAGCCCCAGTAGTTCCCCGTCCGTTCGTTCCCCAATCATCTTATCCCTCCTATCTCCAATCTCTATCTCCAATCCCCAATTTGAAATCTCCAATCTCCAATCTCTAGCCTCCAATGTCCACCCATCCACACTCATAACACCACCCCGGATCTACAATATCCGCCCCACATTCCGGACACCCCTCCTCCTCATCCACACCTTCCGCGTTTTCCTTCATTCCGCGATTCCGCGTTTCCCCTTCTACCCTCTCCCGGATCCGCCCCAAAAACTTCCTCAACAATACATCCCCATGCTTAATCTCCACAGGCACAGAGATCTCCACCTCCCCCCGCCGAGGTCCCTGTCCACAAAAGATCAACTTCACTGATTCAAACTCTACCACAATCAGAAAGTCCCGATTGTAAAACCCCGTTGGCAACCCACACAATCCAATTGCTATTTCCAAAACCTCTGTCCACATAATAGGTTCAGATCTCCACACTGGTTCATCAGCCACGGGCTCCATGCACTTGCTACAAAACGTATTCGGCCAGGCATTGCTCAACTTCACACTCTTAAAACTCTGATGATAAACCATCTCTAATCCCCTCCTCTTCAAATATCAAGTCCAGATCGCATCCACACTCATAGCACCGCCTCTGCCCCGTAACCTCCGCCCCACACCTCGGACAATAATCCTCCTCTCCCCGTCCTTCATCATCCCAATCCGCAATATCCCCCGTCATTCCGAGCGAAGCGGGGCAAAGTCGAGGAATCTCCATCACCAACCGCATTCCAAACCGCTTACATCCCGTCCTCTTCACCGTCCGCAGCGTTAACGCCCTCATCGGCCTTGGAGGATCCCCCGGCGAAAATTTGCACACAAACACCTCTCTCAATCCAACCTGCCGCAGATGCACACAATTCCAACACGATGGCGTCAGCGGATCCCCAATCGCATTCAATCCCCGCGCCCGATACCTGGCCATCTGCGCCCTCGAATCCTTCCTCGGCTTCCTCTTCCTTCGTTTCTTGCGCTCCACTTTCCTCCCCTCCCACAAACACTTCTCCGCCCGACACTCCCCACAATACAACTCCTCCCGCGTTTCCCCTGGCGGCACCGGCCTCAAATTCCCGCTTTCATCCAAACACGCATACTCCTGCCCCTCAAAAGATGTCTTTAGCCACGGCACAGCCATAACCAACTGCCTTTGAGCCAACGCCCCACGCATAATCCCCCCTTTTCCGCCTAAAAACTGTAAACATCGTATGAGGAACATTGGAACGTTCTCCCAAAACCCCTCAAAACAACGTTCCGATGTTCCACCCTATACATTAGAAGTAGTAGTAAGTTTTTAGTAAGTTTTATGGCACCTTTCTAAAATTCTCCCTATTACCCATATAAATAACCTTCTATAAGCTCCAATGTTCCGAGAAAAAGCCCATTTCCCTTGACATAACCCTGTCCTTTCTTCTCTCTCGTCGCCATTCCACGTCATCCTGAGCGTAGTCGAAGAATCTCGGAACATTCGGAACGTTATAATACCATCGTAGACCCAACAAATTTTTTTTCTTAGTAGCAGTAGAAAAGGGGATATAACGTTCCAAACGTTCCGAAATCACTCAAGATCAAAGCCAGGAGGAGGCTCATCCTCCTCCCACATCTCCTTTTGGCCTACCATCGTCCGCTTCAGCACCCCAATGATCTCCCCCAGCCATTCATCATCCAGCCCAAACCGCTTCCGGAGCGCATCGACCCGATCCGCCTCATAAATCACCATGTAGGCCCGTCCCTGATCACTCCGTCTCTCCGTTCGGAGGTGGAGCTGCTTTCGTGCAATCTCCCCTACCTTCCGCGCCGTCACCGACCGCTCCCGAGGCTTATCCTTCTCCTCTTCAATAATCTCCTCTTCCCCATTTGCTCGGTTCTCCGTATCAATCAGAATATTGACTGCCTTGGCCACCCGCTTTACCGTCGTATCTGGCACTTCCTCCATCTCCAGATCCATCTCCCACAGCCCTACCAGCGCCTCCAGGACCCGGGCAGTCAACGTCATCCCCCGCTCAATGATGAGCTGCCGGTTGTACTCCTTGATAAACTGCCTCAGATCCCCCCGCAGATCCTCATCGTCAATCAGCGTCAGCAGCGCCACCGTCACCTGGTTCAGCCGTGGCTCCACACTCAATTCCATTTGCGAGTAATCCAGCTCGATCTCCGGCCGCCAATGCTCCAACCGGTAGCGCAGCAGCGCATTGCGCACCGCCAGCGTCTCCTCATCCCAAAACGCTCGAGGCAGATCAATCGGGATGTCCGTCCGCGTAGTAGGTCCCCCCGTCTCATGCGTCAAACAGCGGCTCTCCAACGCCCAATCAAAGAACCGCTTTCGCGTCGCAATCACCTTCGGACCGTAGCACACAAACACCTCCGTATCAAACCCCGTCGTCTTATCCCCCGATCGCAACACCACCCCCTGCGTCCGCTGGTATCCCGTGTTCAGGATCTTGATGATGTCCTGGCTCTCATCGCTCCGCCGATAGTCCGCCTCGTCCAGAATCAACGTCCCCTGATACCGATCCATAATCCGAAAGATCGGACTCACCGTCGCCGCCCCCGTCACAAACATCGGCCGATAGCACATCGCTCCCACCACCTGGATAAAGCGGCTCTTGCCCGTCCCCGCATCCCCCAGCAGCCGCAGATATGGCACCGTATTGAACGCATCATACAGCCACGAAAACAACACATAGTACGCTGCCAGCGTCTCATAGAACACATCCACATCCACATACTTCCGGATCACCCGCTGCACCCACCGCACCAACTCCCGCAACTCCCCCAGCTCCCCCACTGCCGAGGGAAACCGCACCACCGCCTCCGTCAGCACCCGGCTCCCCGCAGAGATCGGCCGATACCGCACCCCCTCCACATCCAGATGATCCACTACCCGGATCGCCCCATCCGGAAACCGACATGCAAACCGCGTCCTCCATCGCGCTTCCTTCCCCTGCCCATCTGGCGGCACCACAATCATCTCCAGCACATGATCAGCGATATACCCCCCTGGCATCTCCACCTGAATCACCGGCTCCCCACCGGCCCGGGTCCCAGCCTCCGCCTCTACCTCCCCCCGCGCCGCCTTCACCAGCGCATTAAACTGCCGTACCTTCAACCCTAACCGCTTCACCAGCTCAGGCCGATGCATCGCCAACGCGAAATCATCCATCCTGGCCACCAACCCCAACGCCCGCTTTAGCCTCGCCTCCCGCTCCAACCCCTCCGCCTGGCCAGCCCGCTCCGCCACCAACATCACCCACAGCGGAGCCTCATCCAACAGCGCCTTAGCCTCCTCCGTCGTCCCCCCCTCCATCAACCACGCATTCACATCATGCGCTGGCCACCGCACCAACCGCGTCATCGGCCCCAGCGCATCCAGCACCTGCCGCGCCTCCGCCCCCTCATCCAGCCCCACCGCCACCACCTCATGCCGCCCCAGCGCCTTCAACAACGGAGCTCCCACCGACGTCCCCGCCAACGCCACCCCAGGGATCCCCCACTGAGCCAACGTCACCGCGCACGCCTGCCCCTCCACCACCACCACCGCCCGCGCCCTCGCCCCATACTCATGATTCCAATACGCCCGCCGTTCCCCCACCAACTCCACTGGCGGATTCCAATGACGTTTCTCCTCCCTCGAGGCCGCCCTACCCATATAATACACCACCCGGCCACCCCGCACACACGGATAAACCAACATCCCCTTCGGCGTCTTCAACACCGCTCGAGCTGCCGAGCTCCCCAAATCCACCTCATGCATCTCCAGCTCTGCCCTCAACGCCTTCACATCCCCATCACAATATCCCAACCCCGCCTCCCGAACCGTCTCCTCCGACCACCCCCGATACATACAATAAGCCAGCGCCTCCGGCGTCTCCCTCAGCACCCGGATCCAATGCCGACAAGCCACCGTCAACACATCATATCGCCGCCTGGCCGCCACCGCCGCCTGAGCACTCTCCTCACTCCACTGTGGAGCCGCCAACCCCGCCCTCGAGCACAACCACTCCACTGACTCCCGAAACTCCCACCCCCGCCGCTGACACACCCACTCAATCACATCCCCCCACTCGTTTTGAGAATTCCAATTGTAGAGCTGCCGATGCGTATCCACCACCAAACTATCATGCCGCACCCCCCGCATCCACCGTCCCGATCCCCGCAACTCCTCCTCGGCCCCGATGACTTCCTCAATTGGATTCGCTGCCTTCACCTGATCGAGATCAACACTCACCCTGTCCTCCTTTTACAACCTATACACCTATGATAATAACTGTTATCATAACTGCCGCCCCAATACCCAATATCTAATACCCACTACCCACCATCCACTCCGCAAGGGGACCCTCCCCGTCCGCCCATCCGCAGAGAGGATTTCCGGAACTAGCGGAATTTTCCAGCTACTGACTACTAACCCTTATCCCGCCCAATCAACACTTCTCTCAGATCCGATCAAACGCGCACGGAAACCGCTCCAAATACTCTTCCACTCCCCACCGCTCCTCAAACATATCCAACTGATGATCATCCAACACAAACCTCAACTGCATCAACACCTTCCCTAACCCCTTCCTGATCATCAGCGTATGCCATGCCTTCGGATGCGTGTGCCGCATAATCGCCAGATGATTATTCGGGAACTTGATATCCATCCCACAGAACATACACCCATTGCGCTTATGAGATATCCACTCACCCTCTCCGTTATAAAATCCCATATCGTACAACGCAGCATACGGCACATCGAAGCGCCGGATATAAGCCCACACATCCTCATCCGTCCAAATCGCCATCGGATGCGCCTTCCAAACCTTCTGACTTTTAGGATAATACAACTCCCCATAATCCAGATAATTAAACATCCTCTGCCGACTCTCCGCCGCCATGATCCCCAAAAAGACCAGATCCACACCTAGCTCTCTTTGCAGTTTCTGACTAGGCCGCTCCTTCAAAAACGTACAACATGCCGACGAGATAGGCACCTCCGCCTGAATCGCATACTGCCCATCCAACTCTCCCCGCGCCGCCAAATCATCAAAAAACTGCTCCCGGCTGCTCTTGTGCGCCACCCCTCCCACTCCAAACGTCTTCCCCATCAGCGGCCAGCCATACTCCTCCACCACCCACCAAAACGTAACCTCTGGCCTGGCCTCGTAATAATTCAAATCCCACTCATCCCGCAACCGCCGCGCAAACTTCACACACTCCGGAAACTCAATCGTCGTATTGCCATAAATAACGATGATACCCGGCACATGCTGCCGCAACAAATGCAACAATACCGTCGAATCCTTCCCCGCACTAAAAGGCAACGACGGCCTCTCACACCGACCCACCGCTCGCTCAATCACCTCATGAGCATACGCAATCTTAGCATCTAGAGAAAGCCCCTGCGCCTCCTCCAACTCCTGATACGTATAAACCTTCTCCTTTTGCCTCTTCGAGGCCCTATAATGCCGCCCCCCATGAGGCCGAACGATCGCCTCCATCACTCACCCCTTCCGCGCCCTCCACCATTCCGCCCTTCCGCGTTCCCAAATCCGTTCAATCCGTTCCCCTAATCCGTTGATAGCCCCTCTGGCCTATTTTCACAATACCAACAATGGCCATCTGCCGGAACATCTGCCCCACAATCTGGACAAACAACCCGATCCACATCAAGATCCGATCTGAGCAACCAGATCTCCTCATCACTCAAAAACGCCCTTACAGGATCCAGACCACCCCCCACGAGCCACCACAACACCTGTTGCGCCCCCGACAACTGCCCGCGCTTAAACGGATCCGATATCACCTCCCTCTCTCTGCGCCTGATCCTATCAATCTCCAGGCGCATCTCCTCCACTTCCTTTTCACTTCTCATCCTACCTCCCCCAATCCCCAATACCCAATCTCTAATCTCCCATCCCCAACACCTCCTCCACCTCCCTCCACCCCTCATCCACAAACCCCCGCTGCGCCGCCAAATACACCTGCGTCACCCGCAACGAACTATGCCCCAACAACTGACTAATCCGCTGCAACGGCTGCCCCGTCTCATCCCGCAAATGCGCCGCCGTATGCC